ATAACAAACAATGACGTCTCCAATCCGCACAACCACTGGCGCGTGGAGGAATCCTTCTCTCATCACTCCGGATACGGAGGGAAGATAGACCTGTGTAATGATGAATGGGTGGTAGACTTCAAGACCAAGGAATTTGGAGATAGCCCCAATGTTAAGAAAATGGTATATGACGACTACGGGGTACAACTGGCCGCATATGATCAAGGTCTACCCCCTGTCAACGGATTGACAGGCTCTCGAAGGTTGCTAAACTTATTCATAGACGTGGGGTCTTCCCGCGTGTTAGAATGGGAGCATGAAGACAGTGCCCGATTTCGGGGAATGTTTAACCATGCTCTCGAACTCTGGAAGTTAATCAAGAAGTATAACCCTGAATGGCACATAATGTGAGGTCATATGAACGTCAATAAAGCAATACTTGTGGGAAGGGTCGGGTCCGATCCTGTAGTCAGGGAAACTAGAGGTGGCGATAAAGTCTGCAATGTTTCACTCGCTACTAATAGTGGATACGGCGAAAAGGAGAAGACCGACTGGCATCGAGTCACGTTCTTTGGTAAACTTGCCGACACCGTTAAGGAGTACGTGGTGAAGGGGCAAGAATTGTACGTTGAAGGTAGGATTTCCTACGGCAAGTACACTGACAAAGATGGTATCGAGAAGTACAGCACAGATATCATTGCCAACTTGATGCAGATGGGATCAAAGAAAAGTAATTCAGTTTCTTCAACATCAGTTTCTTCAACAATCGACGAGGATGAGTCGATACCGTTCTGAAGAGGGAGGGGGCCGAAAGGCCCCCAACCTTTCATGGCAAGAAGATGAGGAGCAGGTATTTCGGATATACCATCTGGCTCGTTACTTATGGCCTATACGATTGGAGTATACTCCTGAAGGAGGGATTCAATGGGAGGAGTGGTTCGAGAAGCATACCGACATGACACTGGACGCTTTTGCCAAATGGTCTAATGAGCAGGGGCTCAGAATTAAATTCAAAAATATGAAACACGCAAAACACAGAATCGTAGTAGCCCAGAAAGAAAGGTTAATAGGGAGAGAAAGATGATCTCAGAATATCAGAAGTTAATCCACAAGAGCCGCTACGCTAGATATCTTGACTCTAAAGGACGCAGGGAAACATGGGAGGAAACTGTAAGCCGCTACTGCAACTTCATGTGGGACGTCAGTGGACACATGCCTGACGATATCAGAGAAGCCATCCTCAACATGGAAGTGATGCCCTCCATGAGGGCTCTCATGACTGCTGACCCGGAAACGGGATCAGGAGCATTATCGAGAGACAATATGGCTGGGTACAATTGCGCCTATGTTGCCGTAGACCATATCCGAACTTTTGACGAATCACTGTATGTGCTACTCTGCGGTACTGGAGTGGGGTTTAGCGTGGAGCGTCAGTTCATAAACAAACTGCCAGAGGTCGCAGAAGAGTTCCATGACACCGACACAACCATAATAGTTTCTGACAGCAAGATAGGTTGGGCAAAGTCTATCCGAGAACTGGTGAGTCTGCTGTATCAAGGGATGGTCCCCAAGATTGACTGCAGTCGGGTTAGACCTTCAGGTGCAAGGCTCAAGACATTCGGGGGTAGAGCCTCCGGGCCAGAGCCACTAGAAAGGCTGTTCACCCATTATATCGCCACCTTCAAAGGCGCAGCCGGGAGAAAACTGAACAGCATAGAATGCCATGATTTGATGTGTTGGAATGGGGAAAGTGTAGTAGTAGGTGGGGTACGACGAGCCGCACTGATCAGCCTGAGTAATCTGACTGACGAGCGTATGAGACACGCTAAGTCTGGGCAGTGGTGGGTAGAGAACCCCCAACGAGCGCTGGCTAATAACAGTGTATGCTACACCGAGAAGCCAGACATGGGAGTATTCATGCGGGAGTGGACTGCGCTATACGAGTCCAGAAGCGGGGAAAGAGGCATCTTTAATAGAGAGGCCGTAAAGAAAATGATGCCGGAAAGGCGGGATAAGGACCATGAGTTCTCTTGCAACCCTTGTTCTGAGATCGTTCTTAGGGCATCCGGTGTGTGCAACCTCACAGAATGCGTCCTCAGGCCCTCTGACAGACACGAAGATATCGAAAAGAAGATAAAACAGGCCACTATTCTAGGAACCATTCAATCCATGCTCACCGATTTTAGGTACGTCAGACCCATCTGGAAGAAGAATGCAGAGGAGGAAAGACTGCTTGGTGTCAGCATGACTGGGGTATTCGATTGCCCGTTGGTGCTCAATGCCTCTCCGGAACAGTTGGAAAAATGGAGAGACCTAGCCATCAAGACCAATGAGCAGTGGGCAGAGAAATTAGGGATCAACCCCTCAGCAGCCATTACCTGTATAAAGCCGTCAGGCACTGTGTCCCAGTTGACTGCGGTTTCCGGGTCGGGGTTGCATCCCTCTTATTCTCGATGGTACATCCGGAGAATTAGACAGGACAAGAAAGACCCTCTGAATCAAGCCATCATAGACGCAGGGGTTCCATTGGAAGACGACCCATATAACAAGGAGGCCGTGGTGTTCTCCTTTCCAATGATGGCACCACCTAAGTCTAGAACCAGAAACGATGTGACCGCGATAGAACACCTTGAAATCTGGAAACGATTTGCGGTACACTGGTGTGAACACAAGCCAAGTGTTACAATATACGTGGGAGAAGATGAATGGATGGAGGTGGGTGCATGGTGCTACAAGAACTTCGATATACTGAGTGGGATCGCTTTCCTTCCGAGGGCAGATGATAGCCACTCGTATGAGGTCGCTCCTTATGAGGAGATTACTAAAGAAGCCTTCGCCTCGTCTCCCAAGGTCTCAAAGATCGAGTGGGATGAAATCGAGGAACACGAAGACAACACCATCGGAAGTCAGGAACTCGCATGTTCCGGGGATAAGTGTGAAATATTATGAAGATGCAAGGTACGTCGTTAGAAGCATTTGAAAGCGTGTATCCGGGAATTATGCGCTTATCGACTAAGATTCTTTGGTTAACCAAGGAAGCAGAAGATAAAGGCAGAACTTGCGATGAACTAGAAGTGATCACAGGAGGGCTACATCAGAGTGTATCCGCTCAAATTCGTTCTTTAGTAAAGAGAGAATGGCTAGAAGGAAAAAAAGACCCATCCGACAAGGATGGGCTTGAAAAAAGAAATACACGAACCGGGCGAAGGGCCATAGTATGGGTCACTTGCCCCAAAGTTATATGGTCGATGGAAGAAGATATAATGACCGGAATCAGCCACCGTGTAATTTGGATTCCATCATCATGATCCCGACAGAAAGTAGATGGGAATGCATGGACTGCGGTTATATCTTTTATGGGGTAGATACAGTGTACTGTGATGAATGTGGAAGTTACGATATAGATGAGATAGAGGAGGTAGAAAGCGATGAAACTTATGATCATTCCTGATCCACATGCACATCCGGATTACAACAATGAAAGGTTCAGGGCGGCAGGTCGGCTACTCATGGAGGAGCAGCCCGAGTGCGTAGTATGCTTGGGTGATTTGGCTGATCTGCCGTCCCTGTCCTCTTATGACAGGGGAACCAAGGGGTTTGAGGGCAGACGCTACAAGAAGGATGTAGCCGCCTCTATCCACGCACAGGAACTCCTGTTCGAGGAGATGAACCTGCATAACGCCGGAAAAAGAAGGAACGGCAAGAAGCAGTATAGGCCACGCCTAGTAATGTGTATAGGTAATCATGAGGATAGAATTACTAGAGCCATCAATTCTCAAGCGGAATTGGATGGTACAATAGGGATTGAAGACCTCCAGTACGAGGGGTTTGGGTGGGAAGTTGTCCCCTTCAAAAAGTGTATAACGATAGAAGGCATTACCTTCTCGCATTACTTCACTGCTGGAATCTCTGGACGACCTATCTCTAGTCTCCACATAGGACATACACTAGTTTCTAAACTTCACTGCTCCGCCGTTCAAGGTCATTCACATCTGTATAACCATGCAGAACATACTCGTCCTGATGGTCAGAAAATATTTGGGATGTCTGCTGGATGCTTCTCTCATCCGGAATACTCCGAGACATGGTGCAGGGATACAGAGCACCAGTGGTGGAGAGGGCTTGTCCTGCTAGAGGAACTGGATGGAGAGGGTTACTATGACGGGGTAAGAACCCTGACTCTCAGGAAGATCATGCGGGATTATACTTAATCTCTTTAACGCAACCAGAGGGGAATGCAGTGATCGTGCTCCATTCCCCTTTCTCATCTTTCGTGGCGGCTATCTTGACGGTCTCTTTGTTTTTCATTATCAAGTAGCCCACCGTCCAGAATGTAGGAGGGTCAACTTCTGATGGCTTTTCCCATCCGGATGTTCCTAGAATATCACGCCACTCTACCATTACCAGTTTCGGTGGGCGCGCCTTTCTCTTCACGCCGCCGCCTTTAGTAGCCTACGAACTGGACTAGATTCAGGCACCCCTCTATCCATTCTTTGGTTGAAAATGGTAATGAACTTTCTCTTGAGTTCCATTATCCTCTTTTCAATCGCTAGTATCCTTTCTTCCTTGACATCATCATTTATTAATCGGTTTCTTCTCAACTGGGCTCTGGCTTTATAAAGGGTTGTGATGGAACCATGTATACTGCTACGGATGGGGTCCATCTCCAGAAATTTTTTATAATCACTCTTTAAAAAATTCCGCCATTGTTCGCTCTCAGAGCCGAACTCAGACAGAATGCCCTTAGCAAAGTTGGTTGCTGATCCAATCTCCTCCCGGTAGATATTATATTTGTCGTTAACATCCCATTTGCTGGTAAGAAATTCATCCGTGTAGAAACGTCGGGCTATAGGAATCTTGTTCCACTCAATCGACAAGTCCTCTTTGTGGCGCGGAACCAGTTTTCCTCTCGCCCATACATTAACCATCATGTTGCCGCTGTTCTTGAAGAACCTGCCGAGAGAACCAGTATAAGTGTTATAAAGGTAATCTAGATAAGTAGGTGGAGGGATAGACACGTAGGCACTCTCATACC